CTTTTCTTATTTCCACTTTCCCCATCAACGGACGGCTTCTCCTTGATGGATATTGCTTGATTGCCGCTTCTAGTCCATTGACTTTCCAATCCTTTGGCACGCCATATCGCCCATCAACATACACCGCAGCAATTTGTGTGCCATTTGGAAGCGTGTAGCTGCCAATAATGCCAGCCAACAATGCTTCAATCGTATCTCGCAGTTGCTTAATGGTCATGCCAGCATCAAGGAGCTATTCCTCCCATTGGTAAAAGAAAAGGGGAGCAATGGCTCCCCTTTTTGCCTGATCAACTAAATGATCAAGTGTTGGGATTGCCGTTGATGCCAGGGATGATGTCGCCAGACACGCTAGTCCGACCAACACCCACAGCACCACGACTCATCAAATCAAAGGTGACTTCCACAAGATTATCGGCGGGATAGCTTTCGCTATAGTTCATCACCGATGCAGCGAAACAAGTGAGGTCGTAAGTGGTGCCACCATTGTGCTTGAAAATTTCCACATATACTTCCAAGTCCTTTTCGCTACGACCGCGAAGAATGACATCCAAGGCTTCGTCATAAGCGGTTTCATCAAGGCCGCCAGTGTCGAGGTCTTTTTGGAAATAAGAAGTGATGGAAGCCTGAGCGCGAGTGGTGACTTTCACGCTATCTGCGAAACCACCATTGCCAAGCAGGTAGTATTCTTGCTCACCATCATTGATGGCAACAGAAGCGTTGGTCACACCGCCGAGATAATACATATCGGACGGCACGCCAGAACTGGGGCGAGTGAGGCTGCCACCGCTCGCAAGCGTGATGACAGGGCGAGTGATGCCAGAAATTGCACCAACATACACGATGGTATCTTGGCTCTTAATGATCTGAGTGGGATGTTGAATAGCCATTGAAACAATGCGAAGGAGCGCAATTTAACGATTTAGAACACTTCCTATACCAACCACTCTAAAGTAGCCATGGATGGGAGTGCCGAGAAACTGACGATAATGATCAGTCATTTCCGTTGTTGGGAGTAATTCAAAACGCCCCTCCTGATTTTCAATGGTGGCCTCAGCCACGCTGCCAGGGGGCACTCCCGAAAATGCAAGAGGGCTAACGAGACGGCCTTTCATATAGATGGCGGTCTCATCAGCCCCAATCCGCTGCTCGTACTGAGGATCCCTGCTTTGCTTCAATGTGGCATAATATGTGGCGTCTTGTGACACTTGCACATAATTACCAGTGGTAGCATCCGTTGCATAGCCGCTCGCCACAGAAAATACCAAAGTGGCATTTGCTAATGGCGGTGCGGGGTTGGTCATTACACTACAAAACCAATCATTGAAGCATTTGAAGCAGTTTCAGTGAGCCTCTTAAATTCTTGACCATACATCGTGGCATCGAGGCCACTCCCGTAAACTTTGCCGTCAGTTGCACCAATCATCACGCCCATTTGAGCAAGTTGAATGGCAATAATGTGAGCAGCAAGAAAACGAACTGCACGATCTGTTTGATCTCCAAAAACATCATCTGACACATCTGCACTAGCGCTTTCAATGGCGCCATCGACAATGCCAGAAGGATGTGGTGAAAATTCAGGGAAACGCTCTAGGAATCCAGAATAAGTGACGGTCATGCCTTTCCTGTGCGAATGGCTTCAAGGCGACGATTAATCGCATTGCGCACCCTAACGCGACCCTCAATCTTTTTCCAACTATTCAGCTTTTCTTCATCATGAAGAAGCTCAATAGCTTGAATGGCTTGAGAAAGGGGCAATTGAGAAAGACTCTCAACGCTTTGTGGAATGGTTTCCACTTCAATGCGTTCCTTCATCTCCTCAATAGACCCAATGTTCATTAGGGCCTTCACTGTCGGGTTTTGTTTAGCCATTTCCCATTGCTCATCAGGGATTTCCTGATTGAGACCAGGGGTGAGGCTAATCATTCCCCGTTCTGTAATGATCCCGAACCCTCCCTCACGAGGCGGATTTTCAAGTTCAGGGCGGTAAGCAATCAGCATTGTTTCAATTGAAGCTCATGCTATTAAAGCTTAACCGCCCATTCCTTGATTGGCTCAAGGAGCCTGAACGTAAATAACGCTCTTGGGATAGTACAGCGCCACACCACCCACACGAGCATGAGCAGGAACAATGAATTCCAGACCACGCTGCTGAGGAGGGAACAGCTCAAGAGGCTGCGGAATGTGAAGCTGCACCTTCTGAGGATCACGCTTATAAACCACCATGCGGTTCTTGGTCAGCGTGCTCTTGTCCGCATCAAGCTGATTGATCGGCTCAACGTTGCGGATGAAGGGGTTGGTGCGCATGAAATACTCAAGCACCGTCACGTCCGAAGAATCAGAATTACGACGAGTGGAAATCGCGTTGTAATCCTCATAAGGCATCAGGATCGTGTCGGGCTGTTCCTTCATGTTGGAACCATTAATAATGGCACTCACGCCATAGTTCAACAGCTCCAGCATTTCCTGCGCAGTGGTGCCACTATCAGTGAACCACTTATCAGCAGCCACCACATCAACAGTGGCATTATTGAAGAAACCAGCAAGACTCACAGAAGCCTCGCCGAACATTGCCACCTCTTCCACCTTCTCCTCGTAGGAGCGGCGAACAGCAGAAGCGCGACGTTGCTCAAGATTGACATTGGCCATCTGAGCAGCACGCAGTTCCTGCACGGTATAACCAAAGGAACCACCAAACGAACGGATGTTCAGGCTCCGCTCGATTTGGCTCACGTCAGAGCGCGGCAGATCATCAGCAGCATCAGAGATGAGCTTGAAATCACCCGTGGCATCCATGATGCGATAGGTGAAAGTCTGTGCGCCAGGACCAGCTTCGCTAGTTACAGGCAAAATGGTGGGATATTTAATATCCGCATACTCAACTTCAAAAACTTGAGGGCGGATATATTCAAGCTGGCGGTCAAGAAACAGGCCAGCATCATCCATACGGAATTCGCTCATTGGATTCTCCTATCAGGTGTCAGCGGTGAGGGTGAAGTCAGGCCCGTTCAGCTCAAGGAGAGCAATGCCAGCAGCAGTGGTTTTGGACACCCAGCGAGCACCGGCCAGAGCGGCAGTCTTACCAGAAACGCCGCTTGCAGCGAAACGACCAGGGAAAGAACCAGTGGTGGTGCCAGTGTTCTGGGTGTGATACACATGCACGCCTTTGGTGAGATCCACTGCAGCCGTGCAATACACAGCCACAACGCCTTTGTTCATCACGTTCATGGCCTGATCATCAGCCACGCCGGGACGAGAATTGGCATCAGTGGCAGTCTCATCCACATAGGTGAGAGCATTAACACCCACAACGGTATTGCCAGTAGCTGCAATGGTTTTAGCAGAATTACCAACGGTACCGCCAGTGTTCACAACCACCAGATTGCCGAAAGGAATGACGGCGCTGGTTTCGTTTACAAAAGTGGCAATGCTGTTGTCAGCAATGTCAGCAAATTGACCTTCCAGAGCAGCAGTAAGCTCCAGAGCATAGGTGGATTGCACGCCGCCAGCAGCGCCAGTGCTCACACCAGAGAAAGTAACAGCCATTGATTACTTAGCCTCCTTAGAAATGGACAGGGGGGATTTCCAAGCATTCTGCAGACGCTCCATGTAGGAAGTCGGCGCAGAAGCAGGAACAAGAGCAGTGGCAACTGCTTGACGCAGTTCCTCGGTGGAATCACCGCGCTCCGAAGCCTCAGTTGAAATCATGTCAAACATGGCGAGCACATAATCATCAGAGCGCTCATCCAGCTCGACAGAATCACCACGGACAGCCTTGATGGCATCAACCATCACGTCGCGGTCAGACTTGCCACTAAATGCATATTCAGCATCTAGGACAGTCTTGGCTTTTTGAACCAGGGCCACGCGAGCTTCAACGAGAGAATCCACGTTGATTTTCTTGGCTTCTTCCAGTTCAGCTTGAAGAGCTTCAACTTGATCGGCCAATGCATCAGCACGGCCTTCTTCAGCATCGTTTTTGCCTTGCTGCTTTTTCATTTCTTCCATTTTGGAAGCCATTTCATCAGCAGCAGCTTTCAGCTCATCGTGTTTCTTTTTCATGTCTTCGTAGGACATGGACGCATCTTCTCGTTCTTTAGTGATCGCCAGAGCAACGCTCTCACTCACTTCAAACTCAGCGCCATCAAAAGTGACTTTTGCCGTCATAGTTTGATTTTCCTCAATGGAAAGTAATGATGGATCAGCAGCATCTTGGCGATCCAAATGCAGCTTCACCTGCGGACCTGCGCGGCCCCGACGCACGATAGCAACATGATTACCACTAATATCCTTCTGGATGCCGTCGTAATGTTCACCGCCATCTGTCACGCCAGGTGTGGCGTCATAAGACACCTTATAACCGGCACTAACTTCTCGAACATCGCCTTTCATCACCTTATCGATGGTTTCTTGATCAGTGACTGTCATGACAGCACGAACAAAGCCGTTGTCATAAACAATTTCTGATCCAGTGAAACCAACTTGGTAATTTTTGGTGTTTTCGCTGTCCAAAAGGACAGGCGGATGTTCCATCGTAATAGCTTTGCCCGCAAATGAGGCCAAGCTTTCTGGAGCGCCAACTTCCGATGCGGGACGATATTCTCGCCTCACCGAACCATCTGCATCTGTGTAATGCTGAATACCAGTACGAGCAATTGAAGCCCACACGCGAAGATAACCTTCAGGCGTGAGTTCATACTTCTCAATCGGAGAAATGTCGTACCGACAGGATGTGGTGCTCATACATGCACTCTACTATCTGACAATTACTATGATAATGTAAAGTATGCCACGCTGCATAGACAATGCGAACAGAGCGAGTGAGTCCACCATCGCTGTCTTGCCTTGAAGCAAGACAGCTCATTGGAAGTCGCATTAAAGAAGCCCGCATTCATTGCGGGCTTAGTCAGAGCGATGTAGCTAAAGCATTATTCTGCGATCAAGCAACAGTGTCACGAATAGAACGCGGCTTGCTCTCTCCAGATGTGGCGCAAATACGAACGCTAAGCAGCTTGTTTCATCTCAGCGTATTGTGGCTAATGGGCTACCCAAGTTTTGTCGTGCATGCCACGCGCTCCTGATCAATCGTCATCATCGTCTTCATCGTCATCGCGCAATGAAGCCAACTGCTCTTCAATGCCTTCCATCACATATTCTTTTGCCATTGCAACAGCTTCAAAAATCAAAAACTTAGTTGGCTCAAACATTTCATCTGGCGTGTCATAACCACTCAACACGTATTCATGCGTTTCCTCAAGCCGTCCATTTTTGAACACATGCTTATGCACATATTCCCATTGCGTTGTATTGCGATGGGCGTTGCGAGAAAGGATTTGCAATGCCTCCAAAATGCTAATGCCATCATTTTCTTGCATCGTCCTAACCCTTTCCATCGTTGTTTTTGCGATTCTCAATAGCCTCCAGGCAATAAATCCCGCATCATCTTCTCCACCACCCTTGTTCTTGCGATGGCGAGAGAAAAATGCAACCATCTTTCGCAACGTAGCTTCGCTCACTGCCTTGCCATTTGCCAAGCTCGTCGCTCGTGCCACGCCACTACCAATGCCCTGTTTTCCCGCTTCTTGCGTGGTCAATCCGCCTTTGCCATGCTTCTTACGCAACTCAAGACCACGACGTGCAGCCGCTTGCACTGCTTTAGGAGGGACGAAGCCTTCAGCGTCGTCCCTCAGTCCTTTCCCATGCAAACATCCACATATCCCTTCCAATATTCATCGCTTTTCTTTTCTTTTGACAAGCCAGCTTCAGACAATGCAATGGCAATAGCTTCTTGAGGATTGGTCACCTTCTCACCACTGCTGCTCTTAAGCGTACCAGCTTCAAATTCGCGCATCACTGTACGAACTTTTTTCTGTACTTTAGTCATCGCCTGAAGCCAACTTTCTCAACCAATCATAAACTATCCAGGTTCAACCAAGAGACAATCAAAGGTTTTTGATGCCCAAAACAAGCCAAGTTGCTCGCCAGCCGTATATTCATACAGCACGCGAAATCCTTGCTCCTTCAAGAATTCAGCGAGCTTCTCCATTGTCAAGCGCCCCTTGAAATCTGCCAAGAATTCAGGAGTGTTTTCTTCAAACATGAAGCCTCCCATCTCGCTAGTGCCCACTCCATTGTGAAACTCGCCCACAATTGTTTCAATTTGATCCAACTTTGTGCAAGTATACAATGCAGGAAATTCAGCCCCTTCAGCATCAACTTTCAAGAAATTA